TGTTGGGTGTATATTTCAGTTAGATCTGGGGCTACATCGTTTAGCTTATCGTAGGCTTTCTTTTGCCGTAAAAGAGAACCGCTATGCTTTTTGATCTCACCCGCTAAGGCTGAAATCTCAATAGAGCTTGTTCTGGCTTCCGCTATTCCGGATGCCATCGCTTCAGTTAGCTTTCTTTGCATCTTCTCAGCGTCCGAAGTGTTCTTTATAAAATCCATAATCTCATCCCCATAAGAGACTAATACAGATGTTAAGGCACTAACCGCAAGTAGAATACCAGCGGGCCCGAGTAAAGAGCCGACCAAAGCTTTGACCGCGCCCTTAGCTCCCCCTGCGTTGGCTGACAAGTAGCCCATTTGCATCGTGAGCTGCTGTATGTTGTTAGCAACCCCTTGAATACCATAAGGCGCATCCTGGATAACCTGGCTGAAAGAGGTCATAGCGGGAACCGCATTAGTCCGGGTGGTCTTGCCTAATTTACCCACTTGCCCGGTCGTGGATTTAGCGGTATTCTTAAAAGACGACTGAGCGGATTTAGCCTTCATCAGCTCTCCGCTCAACCGCTTTAATTCTCTTTGATATTGAACGGTGTCATTATCAAGCCCCTGCATTGTTTTACGAAGATCTTCGCTTTGATTGTCGTATTGCGCTTGACTTATATTCCCTTTCTTTAGAGAATTATTTAAGCGCGTCATATCCCTCGATAATTTACGCGCTGCATTTGAATTCCCTTTTATCGCTTTATCGACTCTCGAAATCCTGTCTTCATACCTCTCAACAAGTTTACCGGCCTCGGACATTTTCTTCTTCAGTCCGTCAACCTTCGCATCAATCTCAACTGTTAACCGTTCATTCATCTGATTGCTTTTTCCCGCTTAATATTAACCAGTTATCACGCATTTGATCTTCGCTTAACTTATTGTCCCCTTCCGTATCTATAGGCAATGGCCAAAAACTATGTTTGCTGGGCATTGCTTTTTTACGTCCGAACTGGGTGGCATAGGTCGCGTATATTATCTCCCTGGTATGCCACGACTTCATTGTTTCCTTCTTGCTGTAGCCTTTTATTTTAAGAATAACCTCCGCCCTAGTCATACAATAGTATTCGTGCGGGCTCATTCCCATTTCACCAAAGGCAAAGGCTAAGAGGTCTGTTTCTTTTTTTTTTCGGTTTCTTCCCCCTCCTCAGATTCTTCTTCACTGTCAGTTGGGTCTTGATTAGCTTTTAACCAAACCTCCAGAATAGGAAATAATTCATCATAAGGCGCATCGGCTACATACTCCCCGATTTCTAATTTAGTGTACGGGCACGAATCCTGATGGATATAATAATGACCAACAAGACCAGCCCATACTAAATTTTTAGTTAGCAGTAGTTTATTTTCTTCCCACCGATCGGCAATCATAAGGCTCAATTCATCTTTATCTAGAGAAATCTTACCTTTTGGAATAAGGTAGTTTTCTAACTCCATAGTGGAGTAGTTGTTGAATTTAAGCCTTTCTTTTTTGCCCTTAATGGTTATTTCAAAAATACCTGTCATTATGCTGCTGGAATATTAGCTATTGCACCTTTCCCGGTTACGGTCAATTCAAATTGTAGAAAATCTGAACTGTCAGATGTTTCCGAGTAAGAAGTAATTACACCCATTCCAATACGTAGGTAATCGGCCGCGGCTGGGTCCACGTTGTCAGATAACATAAACATACCTTCCGCTTTAGTACTCCATAACTCAAAAGCCTTGTCGTGAGATGCCATGCCAGCTGATAATTCCGCTGTTTTAGCTGCGTAAGAGCTGTTAGAGAACTCCCAAGAAAGATCGGTGGGCAAACTATCAACCCAATCGCCATCACATTTTGTAGCTGCGGTAACTGTATCAGTTGAACCGCTTAGCCCGTCCGATGTTGAGCAGGCAAACATTAGCCATTCTGGAATTTCGGGCGTTCCTTCGTTGAAATAAAGCCCTATTGCTTTTGCTGAAATCTTTGGTACTGCCATAATAATTTATATTTAAAGTTTATTGATTGAATGATTATATCTCATTAATTTTCGATATACGTAAAACTGACCCGATTTAGAAACGAGGTCGGTATCTTCTCCTCTCCAAGTATCGACTATTTGATAATCTTGTATATTTATATCCGTCCGGCTGTCTGGGTTTATTAACTCCTCAACTACAGCCCCTATTTCTTCGCTTTCCTTACGCCCACCAGGTGTTATATTTCTGGTTACAATATCCACCAATAAGGATGCATCATATAATTTACAGCTTTTAGTTAATCGCTGTGTATTAGTTTGAGTCGACAAAATAATATAAGGTGGTTCAGCCTCCTCGGGTGCCATAGAGTCAAAGATAGGCACTCCGATTATCTTTCCGGTGAGTGCTGCAAAATAACCTATCCTTAGCGCCAAACTTAATTCCATTATTTCTTTACTATTTTAGATAATCCCTTCTCAAGATTTATCATTAATTCCTTAGTTTCCCTGACCCAAGCGGGAAATAAAAAAGGCTGCGCGGGTAAGTTAACTTCCTTTATCCCTTTACCTTTAAACTTAATTGCGTAATCTTTTAACCCCTCTGGTATGTCAACCCTTGTGCCTGTTCCGAACTCTACATAAGGTGCGTACTTAGCATTTACAACAACCTTTCCGCTTAGCTTTTCATTCTGAACTACAATATTGTTTTTTAGTATCCCTGTGTCAACTGGAACCCGGCTAACTGCTTCATTTCTTATTTCGTGCAAACTAGAGAATACCTCTTCTTCGATTAAGTCTTTACCAACTTGTCCAACCGCTTTAAGCTTATTCAATAGGGCTTTATTGCCTTTTAGTTTAACTCCCATTGTCAGACGTTTCTATTTCTGCAACTGCTCTAACTTTTATCCATTCTTTTTGCACAAATGAACTTCCAAAACTTGGAACGATCTCAAATCTTCTTCCCCTCCAATCTAATTTATAACCGCCTTTTATTATAATGTCTTGGCGGTATCTAATCTTGAACTCCAACACGCCATTAATATTGGCTTGCTGCGCTATTAGGTCATTAGATACAGCTAATTCCTTTACGCTGGCATAAGTGGATAGCACCTCAACAAAGACAGCATCAAACCCGCCTGCCCCGTCAGATTGACGTTCCGGCCTCTTGATTGATATTTTTTCTTTGAGTGAGCCAGATCTAATCATATAATTAAATTTCTATAACTACTAACTAATTCCTTAGATAAGTTTTCTAATTCACCAGGAGATTTTCCATTGTCATTAAGCGGAATACCTTCCCTAATCATATATCGGTTCGCTGCTTCCATAGCTATGGCGTTCCTAATATTGTCATTTATTAAGGTATCTTTAGTAGTGAATTCAAAAGCTACCCGGTAGCCACCATTAATTATAGTATCTCCGAAGTTATCCCTATCAAATACCTCATTTATGGGGCCGTACATTAATTTGTAATTATCGGGAATACTTAACGCTTGAAAAGAAAACCTTTTAACGCCAAATGAACGCTGCGTGTATCTTTCTAAATACTGCCTGGCCGCTGTTATATATAGTTTGATTAGGTTGTCATCATTATTATAATCCACCCTTAGATGCTCCTTTACTTCGATTATCCCAATAGGCTCAGTTAGCAAATCTTCAAGTATGTAATATTGAACGGCTTTCGCTGTCCGGCTTTCAGTATTGTGGCAAAAGTGATCTACATTTTTATAATAATCCATAAGCTATAATTAAAAAACCCGATCCGATTTAGAACCGAATCGGGTGAATAATAATTAAACCAGTTTATATTTTAAGCTGGTGGAGTAAGATCACCTTTAATGAACGATGTTGTTTTAAGAATTGCCAAAGCAAGTCTTTCTTCGATTCTTACTGTTACAAGGTTTTTCTCTACGTTGTCTCGGTCTTGCTCAAAGAATCTCAATTGGGGTGCCATTCTTTGGAAAATTTGTGCGTGGTTGAAATTACCTACTAAGAATTGTCCTGCTCCAATCTGGTTAGTTCTATGAGACTTTAGTCCAGCGATTTGAAGCTGTCCATCTACATAGCCTACAACTGAATTAGGGTTGTCGTATTCTCCCGAGCCGCTAGCCTTGTTAAGTACGATATCCACAACTTCTGCGTGATTAAGTATCACATCAGTTCCGGTAGTATTAGCTAATCCTAATTGTCTCAGGTTAGCATCTACTATTTGATCTAATACGGTAGCATAAGTATTGTCTCCCGGTGCATAAGCTGTTGCATTTGGCATTAGTCCGGTTAATTGTGGGCTTGCTCCCGTACCATTCAATAACTGATTATCTTCAGCTTCTAACAACTCTTGTCTTGCGAAATTCTGCAAGAAAGAAGTTAAGAATGGAAGGTCTGCAAGCATCTCAACTGGTAACCTCATAATCCCAGCAATCCACTCAACGTTAGCGGTGAAAACGCTCATGTTAGGTTCAAATGTTGGTTTGGGAGTGGTAGTTGCTATGTCTGCACCTCTGCCCCAAGCGGCCGGTCCGTCTCCTGTTTTCTCACCTACTCGCGGATATTTAATGGCTTCACTTGAAGTGGCGCCTATTGGTATAATATCCCTCATGTGGAACATTTCACGATCAGTTACAATTGCATCGTTTCTTACTTCCGTTCTCCAATCTTCAAAACCGGGGAAGTTACTACCGTAAGAAATATCCTTTAATTGTATAATCTCATTCCCTTTGATATTGGAAGCGGACTTAATTTTATCG